TTGATTGTGTGGACCCCGAAGGCATCCAAACATATTTATAGCATAGAACATAAAAAATGGGGTGTTGCGACCCCTACATTTTTATTCGGTTACCTTAACCGCAATGAGTTCAGCATCTCATGATTGATGATATCATCATAATCATTCCCTATAGAAAAATTAAATGATATGATAGTCTTTCTCTTTGATAGGTTAGTAGTCCCTCTATGTGCTACATGTGCAGGGAAAAAAATTATATCACCCTCTACAACATTAATGAGTTGTTTAATATGATCATATGGTGTAACAATTTCGGTCATAGAACTTCCATGAGGAAACTCCAAATAATAAACACCAGTATATTGTTCACCATGTGTATGCCAATCATGCATATCATATTTGATATATTGCTGAAACCACATCTCTACAAGTTCGATTGAAAGATATGGTGTTATTGTTAAAAATTCATCAACAACTTTTTGAAAATGGGGTTTAAAAAGTTTTATCCATTCTCTATTCATATTTTCAGCATTACACCAGTCAAATCTAGAAAGACTTTCAAATCTAGTTTCTGACTTGTCTAATGATTCAGATTCGGCATTATTAATTTCCGAGAGAAGTTTATCTTTGATAAGATCATGATCATGTACTCTCCCCTGGAAAACAAAGTCCTTGAGGAGAATTTTCTTCATGCCTCTTCTCTTTTCTTTTTAGATCCAATATTGTACTTCTGCTCCAAAGTCCAATCACTCTTTTCTTTATATGCAATAACTTTAATTTGATTGAGTGGTGCAATATCCAGGATCTTCTCTTCTTCAAGAAGTTCAACTAGACCCCAATCAACTAGAAGTTTAACGATCCTATTCCTGCGTTGAATATCATTCACAGTAATGTTTGCATATTTACCATCAAGGGCAAACAATTCTTTAAAGTGGACAATATAATACTTACCTTGTTTATGTAAAATATGACAAGATTGATATAACTTTTTTTCTTTACGAGAAGCAACTCCAATACGAGTTAGAGTCTCACGAACTTTCAGGAAGTCATCTGGTTCACGAAGATTGATCTCTACCATCATAGAAGGAGACCAAGTAACCTGAGGTTCAACAATTTTTGTCATTTTTTCCCACCTTTTTCAATCTTAGATTTAATGAAATTAATTTGTTCTTTGGAAAGAATTCTTAAAGCTTCTTTTGATTTCTCATTGGAATATCCATAATATTGTTTAATGGCATCCAGATCATCAATCTTCTCTTTACGAATCCAAGGAGAAAATCTTTTCTTTTTCCTCAGACTATTTAGTAGAAATGAATATTGCATATCCTTATCAAGATGATGATTCTTGTTCATCTCATTAGCAAACACAATCGCATCAAGGTGTCCAGACAGGCATTTGTTTACGATAAAGGGTGGGTATTGTTTAACGATATCGGGGTTTTCTTTAATAAGGTCTTCCTTATTAAAGTTTATTGAGTTCATCCAATCTTTCAGTTCCATTGTTCCTCTAGTGGTGTGAGTGGAGTAAGAGAGTAGTTTGTAACTAGAAGTTCGGTCTTCACATTGTCCTGAGTATTCTTATCACCACGATGAACCATAGAGTAACGTAGTTTCCAATACTCAAGATAATAATCCTTATACAACTCAAGAAGACGATCATTCACATTGTAAGTGATCATAAAGTTGTGAGAACACTTGTATACGTTCTCAGCAAATACCTCATGGTCAAATGATTTATGCATCTCACGATTCTTTCCATACAGAAAGTCTTTGATGTCATAAGGAGGATCAAGAAATACAAATGTATTCTCAGGACCATCAGCACTCATTACCTCAGAATAATCAATGTTAGTGATCTTCCAGTTTTTAATTAGTTTAGAGAACTGGGAAAGTTTATCTGCACCAACTAAAGAGAAGTTAGAGTTTGCAGCAGTACGAGAGAATGTGCTGTTCTCTGTAAGACCAGAGTAACTACACTTATTCATGATGAAGAAAGCAACTGCCTTCTGAAAATCATCATAGGTGTCGATCTCTGACGCATACTGGTTGAACAATTCCTTAGCAAACTTGTCCTTTTCCTCTTGAGTACCACTCTCCAGCATCCTCTCTTTCTGCTCTCTGACACTCTCAGAGAGGTCTTGTCCACGATCCCGCAGTTGGATCCAGAAATTGTAAAGAGGCACATACAGGTCATTTACCCACACAGGAATGTCTGGGTTTGCCTTGGTCACATCAATCGCAATAGATCCACCACCAATAAATGGTTCACGATATTCCGTGATTACTTTTGGATACCATTGCGAAAGAGTTTTAATTGCTTTGGACTTACCACCAGGATACCGTAATGGTGTCTTCAATGCTTTCATAATAAAATAGAATAATCAAACGATTAGTTTTGGTGAATCGGGAGTAATTAGTTTACTTCCAAAAATTTCATTATACTTAGTTCTTACACTAGAGTCAACATCTACCATGTATACAATATGGTTTTTCGATAGTTGAATCTTAGGATTGTCTTTATCAATAACTGTTGCCCATGGTGCAAATCCAACACCATTTGCATTAGGAAGAACTACAAGTCCATTTTGAACTTCAATAGAAGAATCAGTCTCTTCTAAAAGTTCTGCTACAATTTCTTCACCAGTTACGATGCGAATTAGTTTTACATCAATCATTTTCTTCTACAGGTTCGAGGTCTTCAATTTGATCAACGGTGACACTATTATCACCAATTCTATACCAATGTTTAAGTTCACCGCAAATATCTGGTCTTTCTCCAAGATATTCAAGATCATCACATTTATTTTCACGCAACCATGCTTGAAGTCTATGGTGCATTAGTTCTGCTTTACTGATCATTTGAATACATATCAAAAGATGATGATGCAGGAGTATTCAGTGCATCGTAAATTAAATCGGTCAATTTGTTCGTGCTCTGAGACATTGTACGGTATCCAGTACCAACATAGAGTTGTCCAAGAAGGACAGTGGCACTCATCACAGACCAGAAGTAATAATACGTTCTGGATTTTTTCTGTCTAGGTTGTTTCTTACTCATGATTCAGTCACTTGAATTTACATTCTACCATAATTTCAGTCAATGCTGCCAGTACATTGATTTCTTGATCGGCAACAAAAGCAATTTGATACTGATACTTAGCAATAATCAGAACTGCTGCTGCAAGGGAAGGTCCATCAACATGATCTACAAGTCCGTCATAAACCCTACGGAGGATTAGATTAGGATCATTATCAAGATTGGACGTAACCCACTTCCTTACATAACCAAAATCTTTTACTTTTAGATTTTTAATTAGGTCTTCTACACTCACATCAGAGAACTGAGCAAGAATAGCACTATCAATCTTACCTGACACTGAATATCGTTGGCACTCATTAAGAACACGTCTCCAATCAGGAAAGTGCTTGTTGATAAGTTCTACCAGGACCTTGTTATCATATTCAACACCTTCTGCAGCCAAGATTTCTCTGAGTCTAGTAAAGAAGGATGCTGCAAGTTTTGGCTTGTCTTGCCCTTTAATTCCGAACTCGACCACCGCGCATCTGCTGTGGAGAGGTTCGATAATTTTGTTTTTGAAATTACAGGTGAAGATGAATCGGCAGTTGTTATAAAATGCCTCAATATTTGCCCGTAAGAGGAGTTGTACATCGTGGGTTGTGTTGTCAGCTTCGTCAATAATGATGACTTTGTGCTTTGCATCAGACGCCGAAAGTGAAACGGTCGAAGCAAAGTTCTTTGCTTGGTTCCTAACTGTGTCCAGAAATCTTCCTTCATCAGATCCATTAATAACGTAATAATCAACACCCAATTGTTCACAGAGTGCTTTTGCTACTGTGGTTTTACCACAACCTGCAGGTCCCGCAAGAAGTAGATTGGGAATCTCTTTCTTATTTAGAAAGTCCATAAACATACCCTTTGTATGTTCTGGAAGAATACATTCATCAATAGTCTTAGGACGATATTTCTCAACCCAAAGAAAGTCAGTTTTGTTCATAATTTAGTCCAGGATCTGTCCTCAAGTTTTAATTGTTTTTCACCGAAAATCATCTTAGGAAAACTCACAGATAATCTATGAGTAGTAGATGTTGCCAAGTGTGGAAAAAATGCTGGGATGAATATTGCATCACCAGGATAAAGATCACAATCAATGAAAGGATCCTCGGTCATGGTCAGATTTGCATTTTCCTCTCTCGGATCGCACAACCCATCATACCACACTTTGAAGTTTGTGGCACCCTCACACTGGATTATAATATTTGTATTATAATCAAAGTGAATACCGAACGGGTGCTTTGCCTCTATATTCTTACAAGCATACACATGAGCATCAAAAGGTTTATCAAATTTTTTCTCAAATACACCACAGAGATGATTTATTTTTGATGTAGATTTAGACATGTCTAAGAAATGACATACTCCATTATGAATTGCATCTCGTATAATTGGTGCAGGAAAACAATCATTATCTAAACACCATTCAACATCATCCCACTGGAAATTGTCTTTACCCTCAAATTGAACTCTATCATAAGTCATCAAAGGTCTTAAATTTATCAGATATTCTAATTCTTTCCAAGAAAATAAATTAGGATAAAAATCTTTTATTACCTTAGCAGTCATGAATAAAATGAGTTTGATCTTTTAGTTCATCAGGTAATTCTGTAGACCACATAAAATCACAACTAGTATCATCAAGAACAGGTTCAAACATTTCATCAACCTCTACTAAGTAAAGTAGTGTGGGTGTATGTGTTGCACGTGCATCAGGAACATCGGGAAAGATATAATTAGAAAATCCTACTAATTTAAAATTAGGATAATACCTACCCACTTCTCTTACATGAACTCTTTCAGCTAGTTGCTGAATAGTTTCTTTAAATCTCAACCGTCCTCCTATAACCCAAAATACACCTTTAACTGGTTCTTGAGTTCTTTTAATTAGGAGATATTTGTCACCACACTTGAATGCAAAGTCTGCACAAAAGATAGGCAGAGACTTCATCATTTTTTGATATTCTTCTTCTGGTATAAACATTATTCTTTAGACCTCCATTCCTTTCTCATAATTTGATATGTTGGATCATATGCTGCTTTATCTCTTACCTCTTTGAAAATTGCTGCCGATCTTGCTTTGACACTGTATAGTGCATCTGTCTCCTGAGGTCTAATTGTACCATCTTTAAAATATTTTTGTCCACTAGAATGATTTGCATACCTGCGGGAGCGAGTAAAACCCATCTCAAGAAACTTCCGTGCCATGTCCATTCCAATGAAGTCTCCAGAGGTTTTATAGTCACAGAACATGGAGTATATTTTATTAGCAGATTTGCGAGCAATAGTTTCATTTAGAAATCTCCAATGAGAGCATATGTCGTTAGTATAAGGCCGTACCAATAGCACTCCTTGCTCCCCCCTTCCAATACGATAAAGTTTACGAGTTTCTTCATCTGTAAAGTCAAGACTCTTGTAATCGAGATCATAATCAAATTCCTTCATTCAAAAAACGGGGATAATTTGTTCACGCATCTTTTTTAGATGCTCTGGATCATTACCATAATAACCCATATGCATGTAAACGCAATCAATATAACGAAGATCTTCACGATCTGCATCGTATGTGAAATAATCACAATACTCAAGAATTTCGTATGGCACTTCTGTCTTTACAAATGTAATTGAGTCTTGTATGTAATATGGTGCAGGAATCATAATACTTGATCGATATAACCGTTCCAATAAAGATATCTCCACGTTCTCTTTGGTGGAAAATATGTTTCCCACATTGGAATATCAGAGTTACATGCTTCCAATGCTTCTACAGTCATCCAAGGTTTATACATTGACCATACTGCTT